TTGATGTCTGTACCACTAGCTAACTGAAACTTACCAGCGGTAACTTGAGTTTTAGAAGTGCTGTCAGTAGTAAGTTTTAAATCTCCACCACCTTTAACTTTAACATTACCGTGGTGATCTGTATTTGAACTATTAGTAGAGCCAAACATTTCAAAGCAGTACTCTGCTCCGTTCCCACTATCAGCAACAGCAACCCCTCCTGTTTGAAACTTACCATTTAAACTGTTAATTCTTATATTACTTTTGGCTCTTACTGCACCATCGGTATCACCAAAGACTTTTAAAATCTCGTCTGAGGCGATCTTAAAAACAGTTTCTCCGCTACTGTTTGTTTGAAAAAAAGTGTCTCCGTTAGCATTTTTTACTTCTAAATCATCAGCAATTAACTTTAAGTTTCCATTTCCTCTATCTTCAATAATTGAATCACTGCCATCGTGGTAGATATTTAAGTCACCACCAGTTTGAGCGCCCATTTTAATTTTTAGGCTATCACCAAAAGATATATCTCCAGTTAAAGTTCCACCGGCCTTAGGCAATGCGTTTGTAGCAAGTGTGCCTTGTGCCGCTGTAGCATAGTCTGCTGAAGAAAACGCTTTTACTTGAGCAAGATTAGTAACTTCGGAGTCCATCAAAGCACCAGCGTTTGTAACAGAAGTAGCTGTTACTTCATCGGCAGATACTTCTCCATTAGTGGCTATAGAAAGTCCAGCGCCTATTCTGATAACACCTAAGTTATTTGCAGAGGCTACAACGCTTGCGTCTGCGGCATTGGTTCCGTTTGCCGCTCCAATGAGGTCTAGCTTGTCAGTAAAGTCTTTACCACCAATAACGCTAATATCTCCGTTAGCGCCCCCAGGATCCCCTATGTAAAGTTTTTTATTACTGCCATGATGAAGATAAGCTAACTCACCATTTGCAAGTGATGAAGGTGCGCTAGAGCCTGTACTTCTTTTAATTTGAATTGTTTGTGCCATTGTCTTAAATCCCTAGTATTTGTTAAAAATTCCCTGCGTCAATCTGAAAATTATTAAACGAATTATTGCTTAAGCTTAGATCGCCAGTTAAAGTTCCGCCAGTAAGAGGTAAAAATTGACCACTTGATGTTACGCTTGACCATCCTGTTCCTGTATATACACGTAGCACATCCAAAGTAGTGTCAAAGTAAAGACTACCTAACGCTAAACTATCGCCATCATTATCCGCTGTGGGAGCACTAGTTTTAGAACCTAGGTATGTGTCATCAAAATTATCAAAAGCGGTTAGTGCTGAAGTTGCACTTTGGGAGGCTTCGTTTGCTTTTGTAGTAGCAATGAGGGCTTGTTGGGTTATTTCGTCTAATTGGCCTAGACTAGTGGAAGTACCCGAACCACCTGTGCCTCTAAATATAGCCATAAGCGCCTCTGTTGAATAAAATAAAAAGAGACTCCCCTATAAAAGAGGAGTCCCTAGTTTTCTTACTTAGCCGTTTACAGCCAATACAACACCTGCTTCAGGACGCATTACCTGCGTACCGTATAAAGTGTCAGCAGTGTACAGAGTACCAAGGAACTCTTGCTTGTACTGAGTCTGAGAACGTACACCCTGCTGTTCTGCAAGAACCATAGCGTCCTTGTGAAGTAGCATAGCGGCTTTAACATCTCCACCTGCTGAGTTAGCAGAAGCGGTTTCGATGATTGGGCAGTTGCTAGAAACAAATACGTCAACACCATATAGGTTTCCAATCTGACCGTTACGTACACCTCGTCCATCTACAAAGTCGGAAGACATGTAGCGATCAACGCCCATAATAGCGTTACGTAAGGAAGGAGGGACAACAAAGCATCGGTTGTCCATAGGAACATCAGCATCGTCCAATACCTGAATAGCGGCACGGAATCCTGCATCGTTAAATACATCAGTAGAAGCTACTGAATCTACAGCGTAAGCTTCGATACCAGCACTACCTGCAAAGTTATAAACAGTACTGTGAGTCCAATCTGATCCATCACCGTTTCCTAAAGACTTACCTAGGTTAAATAAGTCATTGTCAACCTGCTTGGCTAGAGCGTATCCTGCGTCACCAGTGTAGAACTGACGTAGAGAAGCTAGAGCCTGTGCTTCAGTGATGTCCTCAATTAGACGAGAGTATTCAAAGTGCTTGTTGATTGAAATCTGAATTTCGCTCTCAGTAGCATTCTGAATAGTTACAGCAGTATTTTCTGCTTTAGCAGACGCAGAACCACGAGTAGGCTTAGGGACATGAATAGTGTCGCCTTTCTTGCCTGTCATGCTCATTTTCTTGACTAGGTTAGCCAATACTAGGTTAGATTGATAAGCCGCAATTACTTCGTCACTCCAAATCTCTGGAATAAAAGTAGCCGCGCTAGTGTTGTCTACTGCTCCGCCCATGGCGGGATAAGTTGATGTAGCCATAATACAAGTCCTTAAATAAAATTAATTAGTGTCGGACTCTCCCTTCTTGATAAGCTAGCATAATCTCATCGGATAATGACATGTATCGTTCAGGATCGTCCTTCATAAGTTTAATAATGTCTGAACGCCTGTAAACTTTCTTTGCCGACTGCTCTCCGCTTCCTCTAACATTGCCTGTGGATGCGGCCTTAATAGTGTCTTTGCGTTGTTGTTTCTCATTAGCGGCAGTTTGACCTACGACTTGCTGACGTTCTTTCCAGTTAGTGAAAAGCTCATCTGCGGCCTCGTAATCATACTGCTGATCTGCCTGTGCAAAAAGCTGTGTGCGAATCTTTGATCCTTTGATCCATTCTACGAATTTACTGTCCTTCAAAATATCCTGCATATCAGGGTGTCTAGTTTGAAGTTCATTCATTGCCGCAGTTTGTTTATACTGAGCAGATACTTGTTCTGCTTCCTTAATCTTAGGATGATTGCTAATAGCTCTTTCCACTGCCTTGTCAGGATCAGAGAAAAAGTCTACTTCGTCTTCAGAAGTTTGTTGCGGTGCTTCTGTGTTAGAGAGTTGTGTCTGTATATAGTCATCAACAACTTTACGTAATTCACCTACTTCAGAACTTTGTTTACCTAAGAGTTTTTCAGCTTCTTGGTGCATACGCACTATATCCGCTGTGCTCTTACCTTTGTACTTATCAGGAAGCTCCTGTTCTTCAAGTTCCTGTGTAGGTTGTTCATCTACAAGAGGTTGCTCTACTGGAGGCTCTTGTTTAGTTATGTCCGTTACGTCTTCAGTTTTAGTTGTATCGTCTAAAGGTTGACGCTCATCTATTAGTGTTGCCATTATTAAACTCCGTGAGTAATCTCATTATGGAGGTGTATTATATGTAAGGGTTCGGTTAGGAGTTAGCCTTACGCTCTTTTTGAATCTTCCTTTCGCGGTCTCTCGCCCACTTCATGGTAGCACCTGCAAAGTCACCTGAAATGGGGTCTAAAAGACTGCGAACGGGAGATATGATTCGACTAGCCATTAACGAACAGTGAGGACATTCTATTTCAGTAGTTTTAGAATCTATAAACTTTTCAGTAGTATGTCCGTTGTCGCATCGGAAGTCAATTATTATAGCCAACTTAGATTACTCTTCAATAATTTCATCTTCGTTTTCTAGTTCTTCTTGCTCTTCCTCAGCCTGTTGCTTGGCTGTTTCTATTTGCGTCTCAAGATTCAACAGGTTAGCTATCATTGAAAGTTGTCCTTTTCTAAAGGAAAGGTCTTTCACATCTTTACAAGCTTCTATTGAATTAATCTGCATTGCATTTTGAGAAAGATCAGACATTAAGTTTTTCCAACCTTCTGTTCTAAACATTTCCTCAAAAGCTCTATAGAATTTTTCGAGTTCTTTATCTTCCATTACTGTTTCTCCTAAAGGACAGTTTATTAATTTAAAATAAAATATACTAAGTACATAGTATACTATATATTATAGCACATATAAAAGCAAATGTCAAGAACTATTTTCTATGTCTTGCTGTTTTTTTAGCTATTTTTTTAGGTTGTTTACTAAACTGTTTACCTTTAGCAGTGTCTGCTTTTTTCTTTCTTGATGTAGCGGCATATTCTTTAGTGGATAAAGCTTGTCTTGCTTTTTTAGGTAAATATCTTTCACCTGTAGCTTTGGAACCTTGGGTACTAGGTTTACCTGACTTAGTACCCCATTCTTCCTTTGTCCACTTTTTTAAACTTTTTTGTGACTTTTTAAGAGCCATTAGTTTCTATAACCTCCGCCGTTAGCTTTATATTCCTTTGCTAGCATCTGAGCTTTTCTTGCAGACCATTGTCCTGACTTACCACCTTTAGTACCTGCTTTAATTTTATTAAACAAGTTTTTACGCATAGTGGGTTTAGTATAGTTACCTGCTTTATTGACTGTAGATTTTTTAACAGCCATGTTACTTTCTCTTCTTAGCGGTTTTCTTTTTGTTTTGCATCTTTAAAGCGGCTATAGCTTCCTTAGCTCTTTTGTCGGACATAGGAGCACTAATTGCTTTTCTAGGTGCAGTTGCTTTCTTCTTTTTCTTTGCAGGTGGTCTTCCAACTTTACTACCGTATGTACCTTTACCGTATGGCATTGTAGTCTCCTTAATTTACCATTTAGATTTATTTGCCCAGAATGCCGCAGACATTTTGCCTTTAGCAATATTTTTAGCATGACGAGCCTTAAAAGATTTACGTCTTGCTTTTTCCGATGCAGTCTTAGGGTTCTTACCTGCACCTGAAACACCTTGCTGTCCATAGCGAATAGTTTTTACTTTGTCTCCTTCCTTAGCTACAACTACGTGACTTTTAGTAGGGTGATTAGGAGTACGCTTTGGTTTATTGTATCCACTAACACCTACTCTAGCTAGTCTTGGATCTTTAGCCATTAATTAGCCCTCTCTTTAATTGCTACTTCCCTCTCCTTTAGTAATTGCTCAGAAACTTTAAGTCTTCGCTCAAACTCACGATCATCATCACTACCTTCCCGTATGTTTGTCGTTACTGCTTTGATTCTGTCAATCTCTAGTTCCTGAGGAATAGCTTGTGCTTCCGTAGAAAGCTTTTGCGCTCTTGCTTGTGATTCAACGGCTTGTCCTTCCAACGCCGCTGTCTGAGAAGCTTGGAACGCCAACTGAGCTTGTTGAGCCGCTTGTTGTGCTTGTTGTGCTTCAGGATCAGGCTGATTAGCTTCCTGCAATGCCGCTATGAGTTCCTCACGATTACCTACGTTCATGTTATCAATAATAGACATGATAAGCTGTGGATACATTGGTGTGTCAGGAGACATAGTTTGTAACAACTGTACAAGCTGTGTTACTTCATATTCACGGGCAATAATACCTAGTGAACTGGAAGTATGGAACTTGTAGTCAGCAACAGGGTACATTTCAGGATTAAACTGCATGTATCTATGTGCGGCTTTAGTTACAAAAGGTATTAGGAAGGATTCTTGGAAATTAATTAAAGTACGCTTATGACGCTTAATGATAGCACCTAAGCTCATTGAAATACCTGCGGCAGTGGAGTCACCGTTAATTGATCCTGCTATACCTGCGGAATCAATAGCACCTGTAGCTGTCTGTACCATTCTTTGTAAAGCATCAGCTTGTGCAAAACTAATTTGACTTACATTACCAAAGTTAAATGGTTGTATAACTTCATTAGGAGCACCGTTAGTTAAAATAACTTTACCTGCACGTACCTCAGGTCTAGCACCTCTAGGCATCCTTGTAGCGTCCATAGCTAACATAGGGTGTATAGTAAGAGCGAGAGCATCTATTCTAGCTCGTATTTCAGCGTCTAACGCCTTTTGAGAGTTATACCCTTTCTCACATACTCCTCTACCCCAAAAACGGCTAGGAACGACATCCCAAGGGAATGCTATAATAGGTCTATCACCCATCATGTAAGGATTAGCTTCGGCTTTTAACAAAGTCCCATCATTAGCAATAACAACAATAGCTTCCACATAATAACTTTTGTTTTCTCCTTCCTCATCACTAACTAATGTAGTTATTTCCTCTGCTTCGGACTCCTTCTGAGCCATTTCCAGTAGATGTCTAGGTACAAAACCATAGTATTTAGTTAGACGTACTTTGTCATCATCATGTGCTATTAGGTCTTGATCAGGCTCTATGTCAAAATCAGGGGCCGCCATAGTAACTTCTACATTTCTATAGATACCTTGTTCCTGTAATTGCTCAACTAAGTGTAATGACACAAACTCATCCACTGCACAACCTAAGGCTTCCTCTACGGAAGTTGCTAAAGGATCTATTAGGAAGTTTTGTGGCATTACTGGACGTAGTTTAACGCAAGTCTTTTCCGTTATGTTGACACCAACTGCTGTTAGTTCCCCACCCATAACAGGTTGAGTAGCAGGAGCCATTTCTTTTTCTTCCTCAAGTACAATTTCAGCTATGCCTGTACCAAAAACAGCGGAATTAAGCAAACACTCCGCTACACCCTTACGTATTCTATTCTTTTTAAAATCTTTGTATAAAGTTTCACGTAAAAGTGCTATATCTTGCTTTTCTCTATCATTTACATCGTCTTCAATGTCAAACCAACGGCCTCGACCAAAGGTTGCCTCCTCTAATTCAGCAACTGAGGACTCTACTGCTTGCTGTAGAGCAGGACTTATGATTTTAGAGCGTTCTGAGTCCCTAGTTCTGTCTGCGGAAGACCACTGTCCTCTCCACAAACGATAATATTCATCAAATTTACGTGAATAATTTGTATCAAAGTGGTCACGCCATCCTTGACATTTATTAATTATCCAACCTTCAAGTGTTTGTTCCAGTACAAATTGATCTCTTTCTTCATTTAG